ATGATTGAAATTTTTTCTATTTTTTCTTATAATTCTGTAGCCATTTATGTAGCCAAAGTAAAAAAGCTAATTCTGGCTACAAAAATACTAAAAAAAGGTTTTTTTAATGCTAACTCAAAAAGATATAGACAATTTAGAAATAAAAGATAAAAGGTATATGATTAGCGTAGGAGAACCAAAAGAATTATATGTCCGAGTTAATCCAACAGGTAAAAAAGTTTTTTATTTAAGAGCTTCAAAATTTAAAAATTTTATAACAATAGGGGAATGCCAAAAAGGTGTTTTAAATGTTACAAATGCAAGAGAAAAAGCAAAAGATCTTTTAAAATCAATGTATGATGGAAAATTTATCGGCAAAAATGATAAGGTTATGACACTTGAAAAAGCAAATTTTCTTTATGTTGATATAAAATCTAAAAAATTAAATTCAGCTACAATCAAAAAAGAACAGTCAATTTTTAAAAAATATATTATTCCAACTTTGGGACAAAAAGATATAAATGAATTGAAAAAAGATGATTTTCTACCTATTTATGATTTAATGCAGAAAAAAGGAATATACGAAACAATAAATAAAAATATATCTTTGCTATGTAGGATATTTGAGATTAGTAGACAAAGAGGTGACTTAAAAACAGATATAATACTTCAATTGAAAGATTTAAAGAAATTTTACAATGAAGCAAATCACAATAAAGTTAAACATTTTAAAGCTATAGTAGAAGAACAAGAAATAAAAAATATGTTAGAATGTATGAAAGAATATAAAAATCATCCACGGACAAATACAACTATAATTAATGCAATTTATTTTACGCTTTTAACAGCACAAAGAAGTAAAAATATTCGATTTGCCAAATGGAGTGATATTGACTTTGAAAACAATCTTTGGATTATAAAAGCAGATGAAATGAAAGTAAGAACTAATGGTGATAATATTATCCCTTTAAATAAATATGCTTTAAAGATACTAGATATACAAAGAATTTTAAATGGAGATAAAAAGTATATTTTCGCTAATAATAATGGAACTATTAGCGAGAATTTTGCTGTAAGATTTTTTAAATTTTATAATTTAGAGCACACTATACATGGATATCGTTCTACTTTTAGAAGTGTTTATACTAATAAAAGCAATGAGTTAATTCAGCAAGGTATTAGTAAGGATATAGCAGAAATGATATTACATCATATAAACGGCAATGAAATAGAAAGGGCTTACAACAGAGCCAAGGCAATTGATTTAAGAGTAAAACTTATGCAATGGTATGGAAATTACTTAAACTCTCTTTGTGAGTTTTGCTTTTAATGTCTCTTAGCTTTAAGCCATTTTTCTATTTCTTTTATTTCATATCTTATGGATTTTCCTATGCGAATGTAAGGTATTTTACCATCTTGTCTTAACTTAAATAATGATGTTATACTAACTCCTAAATATTCGCTCAATTCTTTTTCTCTAAAATATTTTTTAACCATTTTCAACTCCTAATCTTTTATCTATAATTTCAAAAATAGTATCCTTGTAATAATTCCAAAGCCATTTCTGTTCTTCATCTTCTAAATCATTAACACTTAAATTACGCCATTCTTTTATTGTTTTAGTATCACAACCTAAATTCATCATAGTTTTTGTAAAAGTCATAACATAGGTATCAACGACAACACTAAAGATATTTTTCATATCTCCTATACAGTCCCTAAGATCTACATTTTCAAATATACAATTTTCAAATTCTGTTCTTAAGAAATTACAAAAATTAAAACTTGCTCCACTAAAATCGCAATCTATAAAAGATGCATTCTTGCTTGAAATATCATTTAAATTAGAATTTTTAAAACTAGCACCATTTATAAATACATTATCAAAATCCAAACCACTTAAATTTAGATTTTCTAAGTTTGCATCATTTAAAGAAATACCTTCTAAAATGCAATACTCAACTAATTCTTTTTCACTTTTTCTATCATCTTCGATAATGATAGTTTCATCAAGTCTTTTTAAAATTCCCATCTTATTTCCTTAATATTTTTTTCCATTTTTCTTCAAATTCATCATAATTTTGCCAATACTTAAGCTCTTTTTCAAGCTTATTTAAAACAGCTTCAAAAACAGTATCTTTACCTATTTTTTCTGCAACTAAACTCATTTCCCATTCTTTTATGCAAATCATTCCATAATCACGGGCTAGTATTTTTCTAAGCTCTAGTAATTCTTCCTTGCTAAGCTTTCTTTTAAAGCTCAACTCCTTTTTATTTTCTAAGTCGTATTGCAATGCTTTGATTTTGTTTTCATATTTTTCCTTTTGTTGTTTAAGCTGTGATTTATAACCTAAGCTTTGATGAAAAGCTAGTTTTTGCATTTTCTCTTGTTCAAGGTTTTTAAGGCGTTTCTCACATTCTATAAAATAACGCCTCGCTTGTCTTCCCTTTTCGTTATTCTCAACCATGCAAAGCTCTTTTGCCATATCTAATGTAACATAGTATTCTTTGCGTGGGCGACCTTTTGTATAAACAAGTTCTATAATGTAGTCTTGGTTTTCGATAAAATCATATTGATTAATACGATTTTTAATCCAATTAGAATAATCTTGCAATGAATTTAGGTAGCAAAATATTTCTCTTGCATTAGCCGAATTTATTTCAGCACCTATTGTTTTATCATTGTAGATTTGAATTTGTGTTTGCATTTAGCTTCCTCTTAGATTGTTTTTGTATTCTAAAATTATTCCAAAAAGAAGCTTAAAAGAATATTAATAGATTAATATTATATTCTAAAAGGATTACTTATTTAATCTATTGTCTAAATCTTTAGTAACTGCATAAACTATATATTGATTTATTGTCATTCCTAAAGATTGTGCTATTTTTTCCATAATCTCTAGCATTTCACCATTAAAAGTTATTTGTAGTTTTTTATTTTCCATACTTATCCTTTGTATTTTCTTATTTAAAACTTTTCAATAAAATTATCGAAAAGCCTATTATTTATTTTTCTAAAATTTTAGAAAAATAGCAAAAGCCCTTATTTAAAGTGCTTTTAAATCCGTTCGTTTTTAATATCATCAATAAAAAGATACATTATATACTGGTTTAAAGATACTCCAGCTTTTTCTGCTTTTCTTTCTAATTTATCTTTTAGTTCGTTTGGTATTTTAATCTGTATATTATAACTACCTTTGCTTTTTTTCTCTATTGTGGAAAAATGTAAATCAAATATATATTTATAGCTATCTTTAAACCATTCTATCCACATACCTACAGATTTTAGATTAAAAAACAAATTATCATCATCTTCTAATTGCCATTCTTTGTATATACTATATATTTTTTCATAAGGGTTTATTTCTTGCATATCTATTTTTAAGCCATAATCTAATAAAAGTTTATCAATTTCTTCTTTAAATTCTTTTTCTGACACAATCAATGTTGGTCTTAGATACTTTATAATCTTAGAAGATAATTCATTTACTATATTATCTGATGGTTCTTTTTTTGTTCTTCCTAAAAAACTATCTTTTATACTATATAAAAAGTTAAGGGCTTGTAGCATTTGTTCTTGATTGAGTCCAAACTTATCATTTACTATATCTATACTTTCTGCTATAACACCTTCATCACCTGCTGAAGTTTCATTTTTAAATATTTCTTTTCTATATTTTTCTAAGTTTTGCATTAATTCTCCTTTATTTAAATAAACTTTTTTCTTGTGTATAACTTGGCTCAATAATGCCTTTGATATCTTCTAAAAAATATTCATTTTCTAAAACTTCCAAATCTTTGCTAATATAGGTTTTAGAAATTAAAACGCCTTTTATCTTATCCCCGTAAGATAGTTTTATACTTCTGTCTTTGAGTTTGTTTTTAAAATTTTCATCATTGATTTTAACTTTTATAACCTTGTCGTTAATAATTTCCCATTTACTTTCTCCGGTTAAATCTGGCTTTTTTATTATAAACGCACCTTGCATTTTACTTATTTGCTCCTTAACTCCATCAGCTGTTTTTGGGTTATAATCAAATGTTTCACTTATTCCATATACTTTTTCTTCAAATATTATCATAGGTTTATGTTTAAACTCCTTTGCTTTATGTGTTAGATCTGATACACAGGTTAATAGATTGGTTTCATTATTGTTGTATCCAAAATCTTTTAAGTCGCTTTTTTCTATAATGTTTTTATATTCTTTTGGAATATCTTGGCATTTTTTATCTTGTATTTTCTCTAAAATCATTTTTTTAGATTTTATAAGCAAATCAGCAAGTAATTCTCTCGGATTGCTAATATAATGTTTTATATCATCATCGCTTATTTTGTTAAGTTTTTCAGCAATCCATATTCTTATAGAGCCTTTTTCTATAGATTTAATTTGAATATTTATATCAATTTCTATACCAAAAACAGATACTAATGAATTATTCAACTTATCAATACTTAGTAAAAAATCTGTAATTTTTTGGAAAAATAATGTAGCATTTTCTTCATTAAAATATTCAAATCTTAACTCATAAGTTTGTTCTGACATGTATTTCTTTCTTTATTAATAATTATTCTTTTATTATTTTATCAAAATTTTACTTAAGCAAATAGACTTCTTTCTATATGTTTAAACATAATTTCATTAGCACTTTTAAAAAAGTCTTTTTTAATCTCAAAGCCATAAGCTTTGCGGTTTAAATTTGTAGCTGCTAAAAGAGTGCTTCCGCTTCCAGCGCATGGATCTATAACAACATCACCTGCATCTGTAAAAATAGTGATTAATCTTTCTAGCAATTTAATAGGCTTTTGTGTGGGATGTACTTTAGGAATACCTTCATCTTTTTGCCAATCCATGCAGTTATAAATCATCTTTCCATCATTGTTAAATTTTGGAAGTTTTTCACGATATAAGATTAAAGCATATTCACAATTTCCAACTATTTTCATATTTGCTTTTAAAACTTGAGATGAGCTTTGTTTTCTAAAAACCAAATTTATATAATGATTAAAGCCATATTTTTTAGCTACTTCAATTAACATTACTTGTTGTTCAAAAGAGCAAAAAACAATCATGCAAGGACTTTTACCGCATTCTTTAGGTTCTTTTATAAGCATTTTTGAGCAAAAGTGCATAAATTCGCTAACTCTAAAATCATTATCTGTATCAAAAAATGCCTTGTTTGCTTTTTTGCTTTCTCCATTTTTATTATCCCCATTTATATACCATTCAGGAGATGAAGCATAAGCATTGTTTCTTAGATTATAAGGAATATCAGCTATTACAAGCTGTGCTTTTGGTATATTATATCTTTTAAAATTTTGAAAATGGTCGTTATATAAATTTAGTTTCATTTTTACTCCTCAGCTCCCTCGCATTCAGTGTTTATTTCTTTTAAAGTTTTCCCAGATTTGTCTTCATATATTATTGTTATCCTATAACTATACTCTCCATTTTGTTCCGAGTAACAAGGAATAAAGAATGTTCTGTTTTTATCTCCAAATCTGAAACCATAATCATTTGGCACCAGTTGAAAACTTTCTTCATCAAAGTCATAATTTAACGCTGATGGTTCTAATTGATCCCACTCTGCGTAATTGTATTCACAACAACTTTGACTATAAGTGTCCCACAATGAGTTGCCATTGTCGAACACAATTCCTTCATCATTTCCATATTTAATTATTTTCATCTTCATCCTTTCAATAATTCTTTATTTTCGTGTATATTGCCTACGACATATACATCTTCAATTGTTTTATTATTTTTATGTCTACGAAGGTCAAATAAGTACCCACCATCTCCATTAGATAATTTAGAACACAATCCCAACTCCATATCAAAACAAATAATTTCATAAAATATTTCTGAATTTTTTTCATTAGTAAATACTAAGCATTCTATAATATCTCCTATATAGATTTTATTACCTTTGTAATCATAGTAGCCTGTAAATAACTCTATCTCTAAATCATTCTTATTCTTTACAAACTCTACTTCATTAATTCTGTCAGTTTCAGTAAATGTGGCTCCTGCTTCTACAGGAGATTTGTCATATTTATGAAGTTCTATTTCATTAAGATATCTCTTTTCAGTATTATCCCAAATTCTAAAATCAAAGTCTTTTAGTTTCATTTTTATTCCTTAAAAATTTTTCAACATCTTCAAAAGCTTTAATAATAAGCTTTTTTTCATGAAAGTAATTTCTTCCGCTTGGCTTACTTTTGTAAATTTTGTAAGCCTTTCTGAGTTCTTTTTTACTTATGTGATTTTTATAATTTATTTTTTCAATTGCAATCCCATTGCTTCTTAAAAAATGACAAAAGCAACTTCTCCTCTCGCTAAATGGAACGATTTTTACAATTTCAAGATAATTAGAACGGCAAACTTTCATCATCATTATCTCCTATTTCGATATATTTTTCATTGTTATTGTTTTTTACTTCATTTCCATAAGGATTATAGCTTTGATTTTCTTTTGGAATAAATGATTTATTATTGTCGTTATTTAAAGATTTATGCCTTGCTTTAAAAGATTTTATAGATAAAGGCTCTTTATTATTTTGAAACTCATCCATGCTTTGCATTTTTTCATTAAAAATTCTATCAAGAAAGATTTTGTTAGCAAGTTCTCCATTTTTACTTAAATATTCTTCTGTTCCAAAACCTAAAACTAAAAGTTTATTAACTAAAGAATTTAGATAAATAACTTCAGTCTGCACCCCAAAAACATTCTCATTTCCCTTTTCGCTAAAATCAAGTTCATCAATTCCAAAGAATTTCATAATAGCATTTAATTGTCTAAATCCTAAATAATTTTCTTTTTCTCCATTTTTATTGATATAGCTAAAATCGTTATTTTTAGCTACAAAAAGATTAAAAATAGCTAGTTTTTGCTCTTTTCTGGTTAAAAATTCAAAACAAATAAAAGTATTATTGCTTCCATCGCTTGCCAATTTATCATATAAAAAGGCTTTGCGGAAAACTCCGCTATAAAGCCCACCTTCACTTAAATACTCTACGCTTGGCGAATAATTTGCCACTTCAAAACTTGCCTTAAATGCTGGTAACATTATAATCCTCCTTTTAATTGTGTTAAAAATTCATCTTTATTACTTAGAACTTCTTGTATTTTTTCACTTGTAAATAAAGAATGTTTTTTTATAAAATTGTTTTGCTCTTGGGTGTTTAAACCATTATCACTCATAAATTTTCTAAGTTCAGCACCTAAAGCTTTTATCTCTTTTGCTTTATTTTCTAAAGCTATTTTTTCATCACTACCCCAAACTTTTAAATCTTCATTTGGATTTAAAAATCGCTTTTCCTTTATTGTTTCTAATTCACTTTCATCAAGCATTCCAAGTCCGCAAATACTTAAGGTTACACGCCTTTTTGCTTTTGTGATAGCTTTCATTATTGCGTTTGCTAAATTATCGCCACCTAAATTTTTAATATTTAAAGCACCTGTATCGCAATCAGTTCTTCCATCTGGTGTTGCTGCGTAGGCTGTAACCATATAAATATCGCCAACTTGTGCCACTTCTGTTTTTGTAATACTTACTTTTCTTATTTGTCTTAGCTGATCTGTTGCTGATTTATTTGCATATAAAGTAAGTTTGCCATTTAATACTATATATTCAAAAGGCTTTGTAAGCATGTTTAAGCTTAAACTTTCACAAAGATTTTTAACATAACTCGCTCGTTCTACATCACTAAGTTTTGATAAATCACCTTTTACCAAAGCCAACTCATAAGGATTAAAATTTATTTCTAATTTATTTTCTTCTTTTAATACAACTTCATTACTCATTTTATGCTCCTTTTTTGATTTTTAAACACATTGAAATACTTTCTTTATAAAACTCTTTAGGCACAGTAATATTTTTTTGCTCTAAAAAGCCCTTATAATCAATTGTAGTTCTACTTTGCGGATAAATTGTAATATCCAAACATCTTGCTTTTTCTCCATTTGCTAAGGCTATGAGTTCTTTTTTAAGACTTTCTAGCTTTTCTTTAATAGGTTTAATCGTGTTTTCAAGCCTTATAATTTCAATCGTTAGATTTTTTGCTTTAGTATCTTCAAGCTCTTTATATTCACTTTTTTGATCTATGATATAATCTAATATAAATTGCTTTATATTTTTAACCAACCATTCTTGATAAGCTTCATCTTTTGAAACTTCGCACTCTACAATCTCTTCTTCTTTATTCATGGCTACAAAAATGCATTTTTCTTTACCACTGATATAGAGTTGAAATTGCACTTGAGCGTAGTATTTATCACTTGGCTTTTTATTTCTTTTGATAAAATCATACTCATCTTGCGAATATTTAAACTCATAAACAACCCCATTTTCATCAATACCATCTAAACTTGCTATAAACATTTCATTTTCTAGACTTTGCAAAACTACAGGAGTGATACTCACAGAATGTAAAAACTCAACTCTAGCTCTAATCAAAGCTTCATAGTTATTGCCTTTTTTCATAGCTTCATTTTGATAAACTTCTTTAAGTCCCAAGATGATATCTTTTGCTTCTTCTTTGGAATTAAAAGCACCTTTGATACCTACGCAAGATGCTACCATCGATGCACCTATTTTTCCTTTTCTAAAATTTAACCATTCATGGCTACCTTGTTCTAAGTTAATTATTCTGCAATTCATTTTATCCTGCCTTTTTTATTTTTGGAGTGCTTTTTAAAATATAAAAAGTATTTCTCGTTTCTTTGTTTCTAACTGTTTCTATTTCATAACCTTTATTTCGAAGATTATAAATATAAGCTCCAAGCCTTGTAGTAATTCTTTTATCAATGCAATAGAAATTATCTATAATTCCATTTTTTAATAATAGTTCTAAAACTATTTTTTCTTGTTGTTTTGATGTTATTTGCATTCTTTATCCTTTAATCTTTTTACTTCTTTAATAGCTTTATCATCATTTTTAAAAACGCCTATAAGCCCTAAAGCATCAAGTATTTTTATACGAAAATTACTAAGTTTTACATTGATTTTAATTTCTTCTTCTAGCTTCAATGAAATTTCATTTATAGCAGTATCTTTTAATGCTATTACACCTTTTAGCCTTTGAATTTCTTTTTCTAAATATCTTATTTTTTCATTTTTTTTACTATTTAGGAACATAGTTTCGACCTTTCTTTTATATAAAGAAGCTCATAAATTTTATTTTGCAAAGAGCTAATTTCTTTTATATTTTTCATATTTGCTTCTATTTGATCTTTTAACTCTTTTAAAAGTTCTATTTTTTCATTTTCAAGATTAGAAATTTCAGTTTTTAAAGATTTATTTTCATCTTTTAAAGACTTATTTAGCTTCATTTCTTTTCTATATTCATCTTTGCTAAGTTTAATGATGACTTGTTCTTTTGTGTGATAAGCTTTCATTTTTTCTCCTTTTAGATTAATGCTTAAAAGGGACAACTGAGTTCTTTAGAATAGGAAATAAAACAAAAAGGTAAATTCTCAAGTAGTTAATTTGTAAAAGTTGCCCCATTTAAGCATTAAAGGAGTTTAAGAAAAGCCGAGTAAATCCGCAAGTCTCGGCATTGTATAATCGTTTAAGTTTATGCTAAGCGGATTTAGTTAAAATTTATCTGTGTTAAAAAATATTAGAGTTTTATAAGCTCTCTAATTAGCTCTAAGATTAAGATTAAAATTGTTAAAATTTTATCCCACATTTTAGAGCCTCCTTTCTCAACACCGAGACAAGTTAGCAACTTAAACTTTATAATTATACTTTCTTTTTCTTAAACCCTTAGTTTTCTGTCGTTTTTAAAGTGCAAGAAAACCTTAAAAATAGCACTATAAACAATAATAACGAGCCAAGTTTATGGATAACTCGCTAACCCTTCCGCTATTCAAAACCATCAACACGATAGCAAAGCTTAATTTCCAAGCGGTCAAAAGCTTAAGAAAGTTCTTTAATAAAAAGAACTTGTTAAACTTTTAATAAAGCTTTTCGTATTTCTTCTCAAATTTCCTTACTTTTTCCAATAAATCATAGGTATCGTTAATAAACTCATCTCCATAGGCTTGCAAAGAAGCTGCAATATCTTCATCATCTTCCAAGCTTACTTCTAAAATATTTTTAAATTCTTGCAAAGAGTTAAAAATATCCGCAAAGTTTTCTCTGCTCTCTAATTCATCTTTAACTAATTCTCTTGCGTAGTTAGAAATTCTTTTTTCTTCTCTATCAAAATAAAGATCTGTAAAACTCATTTTTTATCCTTTTTGTTTTGTTAAAATAATTGTAGTATTACTACACTTAAACTATGCTTAAATAATAGTAGTATTACTACATTTTTTAAAAATATTTTTTTGGTATAATTTCTTAATAGGAAGATGAAAAATCAAAAAAAATCTTTAAAAATATTTTTAGAAAATTGGAAGGATTAAAATTTGAGAATAATACTAGCTTTATTTATATATATTTACGCCTTTGGGATTGATGTATGCAAAGAAAAAGAAATCGAAATGTCTATATATATAAATAAATATACAAATGCGTATGAAAATAAAAATTTAGGTTATTCAGAAGAAAAACTATACAAAAAATCTTTTAGTGATTGCTATGATAAAAAGAATAAAGAAGCTTGTTTGTATATTTATAATAATTTTGCTATAGATGGCAATTATAAGGTTGAAAAAAATATATTTAATTTAATTACAATATTAACACATCTAGGAATAATTATTCAATCAGACAAGGATAAACAATATAAAGAAATTGATTATTTGATCTCTTTGGATAGTTATAAAAATGCCTTAGATGAAATAAATTATGTTTTAAGTAAAACAAATGATACAAAAACTATAGAGGGGCTAAAATTACTAAAAAAGATGAGTGATTTTGAAATTAATCGGGCTTATGTGTGTCCTTTGTATTATAATGATAAATTACAATCTGATGCAATAGACATGCCTTGTGCCTGTAAAAAAAATACTGCACTTTTAATAAAACCAGATACTATAAAACGAGCTTTTTTAAATTTAAAACTTTTATGTGATAAATACAAAGATAGCGTGAGTTGTGGAGTTGTTGGCGGACTTTATGAGAATGGCAAAGGCGTAAGGATAAATTTTAAACAAGCAAAAAAATATTATGGTTTAGCTTGTGATGGCGGTTATCAACTTGGTTGCGATGGATATAAAAGGTTTATGGGGTATTGA